CAATCCTCCCGCTCCTCCGCATGGACGAGGAGGTGCTCAACCAGAACCTCCTCCCGATGTTCGGCATCGAGGACGACGCCTTCCTCGCATATGACAACCCCGTCCTCGAGGATGAGCGGTTCGAGTTCGAGCGCCTGCGGTCGTCGGTCGCCGGTGGGCTGATCTCAGTCAACGAGGCGCGCAAGTTGCAAGGCTTCGAGGCCTCAGTCGATCCTGCGGCCGATCAGCTGCTCTTCAACAACCAACCGCTCGGCGGCGTTCCGTCGCCGGCGCTAACGCCTCTTCCCGAGCCGCCGCCCGCACCGAGTAGCAGCCCCTCGGATGTGGGCGGCGGGGAAGGGGAGGCGACTACGCCAGTCGATACGGGCGCGGAGCCGCCCGCGGAGCCGTCCGAAGGCTCCAAGTCCCCCTCCGAGGCGGGGACGGTCACCAAAGGCGCTACGGGCGTCCAGGACGCCATGCTGACGCTCGGAGAGGTCGACGGAATGACCGCCTTCCGCAAGGCCGCGGGCTCCGATTGTGTCTCGGACAAGATTCGGACGCTCCTCGAAGAAGGCTACGAGCAGGAGCAGGCCGTCGCGATCGCGATTTCCATGTGCGACCGCGGCTCCAAGGCGCTCGGCGACATCGACACGAAGCCGCCGGAGGTCGTCGCCGAGAACGCGCGGCGCGCCCTCGAGGTTCGGGAGACGAAGCCCGAGAGTCAGCGAGGCATGACCGAGGTCGGCATCGCCCGCGCGCGCGACCTGGCGAACCGCGAGAACCTCTCCGAAGAGACGATCCGCCGGATGGTCGCATACTTCGACCGTCACCAGTCGGACAAGGACGGCGAGTCATGGGACGAGCAGGGCAAGGGATGGCAGGCCTGGTACGGATGGGGCGGCGACGAAGGCTACGCATGGGCGCGCCGGAAGCGTGACGAGTTCGACCGCGCCCGCGCCGGCGAGAAGTCCCTCGGCTGCAAGAACTGCGGCGTCGGCTCGGAGGGATTCGAGCAGGGCAACAACTGCGGCGGCAGCGAGGGCGGAGGCGGAGCTGGCGCGTCAAAGCCGAAGGACAAGCCGTCGTCGTCTAAGCCGCGCGCCGCGCGGACGGGACGGCTCCGCGATCGCATCGAGGGAACGCAGGCCGAGGCGAATCGCGAGGTCGCGAAGGCAGACCGCAAGGTCGCGAAGCTCAAGCAGACCGCCGCCAAGATTCGCGCCGAGCAGGTCGCGTTCGAGGCGTCGCGCAACTCGCCGGCGATCCCGAAGGCAACGAAGGCGCAGATCGACAAGCAAGTCGCCGCCGCGATGGATCGCATCTTCGGGTCGAAGAAGCCGGCCGATGTGAGCGTCGGCAAGGCGAGCGATGCCGCGGGCAAGAAGTTGAGCGCGGCGAAGACGCGGCTCGCCGCCAAGGAGCAGTCGCTCGCCGACAGCAAGGCGAAGGTCGAGCAGCTGCGCGCGGCGTTCCGCGCCAAGTTCGGAAGGGAGCCCGCATGAACGAAGACGAGATGCTCAAGGCCATCGAAGACGCGACCTCCGAGATGGAGGACATCACGGATTCCATGACCGAGGACGCCGACGAGATCGACGGCATCGAGGAGGCGCTCGACGGCCTCGAGTACGCCATCGAACTCTCGAAGGCGAAGACGAAGAGCGAGGACGACGGCTGCGACTGCGGATGCGGCGAGTGCGGCGGCGAGCCCGTCTCGCAGAAGTCCGTCTGGGCGCTCGACGCGCTCGAGGCTCCGCCGATCCTGACGAAGGCGAAGAAGCCGAACGCCGGCCGCGAGTTCGCCGCGATCACCGACGACGAGAAGCGGATCGGAGCTGCCGTCGACAAGGTGCTTCAGCGCCAGGTCGCCGCCGTCCTCAAGGAGTTGAACGCCTCGACCGCGCCGAGCGCCGAGATGACGCTCAAGGTCGAGGCGCTGCTCAAGAGCGCGCGGTGGGATCGCGAAATCGTCGAGGCCATGCGGCCGTACCTCCAGGCATCGCTCAAGGACGGGCTCGCGCTCGGCATGGAGACGATGAAGAGTCTCGCGACGACGCTTCCCGACTTCGCGCCGCAGATGGCGAACCTCGAGGCCTACACGCGCTCGGAATCCGTCCGGCTCGCCCGCGGCGCTGCCGCCGGCGTGAACCGCTACACGGCGGTGCGCGTGTCGAAGATCCTCGGCGACGGCATCGAGCAGGGTCGGTCGATTCCCGAGATTGCCGACGAGGTGCAGGCTTGGGCGGGCGAGAAGGGCGATGTCGAGCGGTCGACGCGCTCGCGCGCCCTGACGATCGCCCGCACCGAGGCGCAGCGCGCGACGCGCAAGGCCGAGAGCGAAGCTTGGAAGTCGACGGGGCTCGTCGAGGGCAAGACCTGGATCCTCGCGCCAGACGCTTGCGAGTTCTGCGAGGCAGCTGCCGCGGCGTTCGGGCAGAAGGCGGTCGGAATCAACGAGCCGTTCTTCAAGCAGGGCGAGGTGCTGACGGGAACGGACGGCGGGACGATGATCCTCGACTACGAGGACATCGACGGCGCTCCGCTGCATCCGAACTGCCGCTGCTCCATGCAGCCGAAGCTCATCGACGACTACGAGCAGATCATCAAGGACATGGAAGCCGAGGCCGCGACGATGACCGCGCCTTTCACGGAGCCGACGCCATGAAGCAGATCGTGAAGAGTCTTTCCGCCGAGATCAGCCCGAACGCGAAGGGCTTCTCCGCGATCATCACCGCCGAGACGCTCGACCGCGACGGCGAGGTGCTGATCCCCGCCGGAATGAACGCGAAGGAGTTCGAGAAGAACCCCGTGCTCTTCTGGAATCACGACTACGCGAAGCCGATCGGACGGGCGACGAACCTCAAGCGTCGCGAGCTCGACATCACCGCCGACTTCGTGTTCGCGCAGCGCCCCGAGGGATACCAGGGCGAGTTCTTTCCCGAGGTCGCGGCCGCGCTCGTCGGGCAGGGCATCGTCAAGGGCATCTCGATCGGATACGCGCCCGAGGAGGGCGGCATCCGGCGCGCGAGCGACATCGACAAGAAGAAATACGGCTCCCGCGTCCACACGGTCTACTCGCGGTGGAAGCTGCATGAGATCAGCCTCGCGCCGCTGCCGGCGAATCAGGACGCCCTCATCACGGCGGTTCGCAAGGGGATGCTCTCGCCCGTCGCGGCGAAGAGCTTCTTCGGCGTCGAGATGCCGGCGCGCGAGCGCATCGTGATTTCGGTTCCGCTGCCCGCAGTCTCAACCAAGGCCGCGCGGAAGCCGATTGATGTCGGAGAGATCACCCGCCGAGAGATCGCGCGGGCTAAAGGCGCAATCTGGGCGTAAGCCGCCGGCCGACCTACGGACTCCCTGCAAGTCGAGCCTCACGCAGCCCTCTGGAGTTGAACGATGGACACCATGAACCTCGCGAAGTTCCGCGATGTGCTGACGAAGGCAGCTGCCCTCAAGGGCGAGGCCGGCGTCATCGCGCAGAAGAAGCTCATCCTCGATCGCTACATGATCGTCGATGCGGACGGCGTGGCCGTCGACCCCGAGGCGATCGACATCACGATCGCTCCCGCGGCGGCCGAGACTGAGATGGAAACCGACACGGCAAAGGAGCCGGAGATGAACGAAGATCAGATCGTCAAGAGCGTCCGCGCGGCAGTCGCCGGCGCGATCAAGGACACCGCGCCGAAGTTCGCGGTGACCGCGGAGCCGAAGGCTTGGGAGAACGCGCGCCAGTACGGCCGCCTCAAGCACCTCAAGTCCAAGGAGTCCGCTCACGCCTGGGGTCGTTGGGTTCTCGCCTCGATGGGACACAAGAAGTCCGCCGAGTTCTGCGCGAACAACGGCCTCATCATCCAGAAGGCGCACACCGAGGGCGTGAACTCGCAGGGCGGCTTCCTCGTCCCCGATGTCCTCGAGAACGAGCTCGTCTCGCTCCGCGAGCAGTACGGCGTCTTCCGCCGCAACGCCCGCGTGTGGCCGATGACCTCGGACACCCTCCGCATCCCGAAGCGCGCCGCCGGCCTGACCGCCTACTTTGTCGGCGAGGCCGCCGCGGGAACCGAGTCGACTCAGACCTTCGATAGCGTCACCCTCGTCGCGAAGAAGCTGATGGCGCTCACGACCGTCACCAACGAGCTCCTCGAGGATGCCGTGATCAACATCGGCGACGATGTCGCCGGCGAGATCGCGTACGCCTTCGCCTTCAAGGAGGACGACGCCGGCTTCAACGGCGACGGAACCTCGACCTACGGCGGCATCGTCGGCCTCGCGAACACCCTGACCAACGCGACCTACCAGATCAGCGACGGCGCGCAGACCGCGACGAGCGGCGTCACCCTCGCCGAGATTTCGGCGGCCATCGCGAAGCTGCCCGGTTGGGCGGCGCAGCGGAACAACATCAAGTTCTACTGCAACAAGAGCGTGTACCACTCGGTCTTCGAGCGGCTCATGTTCGCGGCAGGCAGCACTCCGAC